GGACAAGGACGGCGGGATCATTGCCGGGCACGGCCGCGTCATGGCTGCGCGCAAGCTGGGCATGAAGGATGTTCCCTGCATCGCCCTGGGACACCTGACCGAGAACCAGAAGCGCGCCTACATCATTGCGGATAACAAGCTGGCGCTGAATGCGGGCTGGGACGAGGAGCTGCTGCAACTCGAACTTTCCGACCTGCACGCCGCTGATTTTGATATGGGGCTGCTGGGTTTTGACGCGGATGGGCTGGCGGTGGCTATGGGGCTTGAGGACGGCCTGGACGGCGAAGCGCCGGCCCCAGACGCGGGCATCAACTACCAAGAAAAGTTTGCGGTCCTCGTTGCGTGCGAGGACGAGCCCGGCCAGCAGCAGTGCTTTGAAAAACTAACCGGCATGGGCTTTGCCTGCAAGGTACTGGTGAACTGATATGAAAATCAAAATCCGCAACAACTGCTCCGACTTCAACACCTACCGCGCCGCCCGCGTCAAAAGCCTGTTCAACTGCGAAAGCGGCGCCGACTTTGCTCTCGACGCCGACCTTCCGCTGGAGGACGCCTCCTGGAAAATAGGCGTGGTGGTCGGCCCGTCAGGCAGCGGAAAAACCAGCATCGGCCGCACCATCTGGCCCGATGTTGGCATTTACGACGGCGACCAGGGCTGGGCGGCGGACAAGCCCATCGTAGAGTGCATCGCCCCGGCCGGCGGGTTTGACGACGTGACCGGCGCGCTGTCTGCCGTCGGCCTCGGGTCCGTGCCGGCCTGGCTGCGCCCGTACCACGCCCTCAGCAACGGCGAAAAATTCCGCGCCGGCCTGGCCCGCGTCATCGCCGAGGGCGCGCGCCGCGTCATCATCGACGAGTTCACCAGCGTCGTTGACCGGCAGATCGCCAAGGTCGGCGCCGGCGCTTTCAGCAAATCATGGAAGCGCGGCGAAGGTCAGGCCGTGCTGCTGTCTTGCCATTACGACATCCTCGACTGGGTCGAGCCGGACTGGGTGTTTGACACCCGCACGGGCGAACTGCAACGGGGGTCACTTTGGCGACGCCCAAAGTTTGAGCTTGAAGTTTTCCAGACAAACGGCGCGTACTGGCCTATGTTTGAACCGCATCACTATTTGAAGCTGCCGCGCATGGTGGCTGCCAAATACTTCGTCGGGTTTGTCGAAGGCGAGGCCGTGTGCCACATTGCCACCTCGCCCCGGCTTGAAATCGGCGGCATCCGTGCCTGCCGTATGGTCGTCATGCCCGAGTGGCAGGGGGCTGGTGTAGGCATGAAGTTTTTGAACGAGGTGTGCCGCTTGCAATTCACAGAGGCCAACCCCTACCACGCGCGCACCAATGCGGTTTATTTTCACACCAGCCACCCCGGCCTGTGCGCCGCGCTGCGCCGGGACAAGCGCTGGGTGCAAGTGAGCCAGGCCATGGGCGGAGAAAGCAAGCTGGGAAGCATCCAGCGGCTTGCAAAAAGCCGCAAAAGGCAAGGGAAGGAAAACCAATTTGCATCGGGCTACGGCGGCCACCAGCGCGCCGTGCAGGGTTTCAAAATGCAAAGGGCGCTCGCTGTATGAACGTCCTGATCGCCGGGCAAAAATGGTTCGGGGCCGAAGTGTTCCGCGCCTTGCGCGCCTTGCCGGGCGTGTCAATCAAGGCCGTGTGCGCCCCTACAGGCGGCGACAAGCTGGCCGGGCAGGCTAACCTCTACGGCGTGCCGGTTATCGCGTCAGGCACGCTAAACGCCGCGTCTATGCCGGAAGGGATTGATTTGATCGTGGCCGCGCACTCGCACGACTTTATCGGGCAGGCAACGCGGCTGCGCGCCAAGTGGGGCGGCATCGGCTACCACCCGAGCCTGCTGCCACTGCACCGGGGCCGTGACGCCGTGCGCTGGGCGCTGCGCATGGGCGACAAGGTCACCGGCGGCAGCGTCTACCGCCTGAGCAACCGCATGGACGGCGGCGACGTACTGGCCCAGCGCCACGTCTTCATTCACCCCGGTGACACCGCCGAGGAATTGTGGCGCCGCGACCTGGCCCCGCTGGGCGTGCAGCTGCTGGCCAGCACCGTGGCTGCCTTCGCGCGCGACGGCTACCAGCACGGCGCCCGGCAAGACGAGGCCCTTGCGACCTGGGAGCCGTCCATTGACCGCCCGCCCGCCTTCCGGCCCGACCTACTTATGATCGGGGGGCCGCCCAGGATGAGTCAGCGCCGCGCGTTACCCGACGGCCTGCACCCGTGGGCCGCGGCCGAGGCCGAGTGCGACTCTGACTTTTACAACCTGCTGGCCGGGGGGCCGAAGTGTCTATCCTAACCCCCCAGCGCGAGAAGTTCGCCCAGGCTGTGGCCTCGGGCATGAATCAGTCTGACGCCTACCGGGAGGCGTTCAAGGTGCGCCCAGGGACGAAGCCCCTGTCCGTCAATCAGGCTGCGTCCAAGCTGATGAAAGACGCCAATATTAGTTCTAGGGTTGATCAGTTGCGCGCGCCCATCGCAAAAAAGGCGCAAATGACCCTCGAAAGCCATCTGGAAGATTTGCAGCGCCTGCGCAATATGGCGGTTAAGGCCGAGCAGTTCGGGGCAGCGATCACAGCCGAGGTGGCGCGCGGCAAGGCGGCCGGTATCGTGGTCGAGAAGGGGCAGATCAACCTCACGAATAGCGACGGAAGCCTGCGGCCGACGGTCATCACTATCCGGGCGCGGAAATGACCGAGGCAGAGGTCGAACTACCGCCAAAGCTGGTTGACGTATTCGGCCCGGAACGCGGCGCGGTTCAATATCGCTGCGCCAAAGGAGGGCGCGGCTCTGGAAAGTCGTTTTCGTTCGCGAAGATGGCCGCGATCTGGGGCTATGCAGAGCCGTTGCGGGTGCTGTGCACGCGCGAGCTACAGATCAGCATCAAGGAGTCATTTCACGCCGAGCTGAAGGCGGCGATTGAATCCGAGCCATGGCTGGCCGCTCATTATCAGGTAGGTGTCGATTACCTTCGCGGTGACAACGGGACCGAGTTCCTGTTCCGTGGCCTTCGCAATAACGTCAGCAGCGTGAAGTCCACGGCTAAGATCGACCTAACCATCGTAGAGGAGGCCGAGGACGTTCCAGAGGCGTCCTGGCTGGCCCTGGAGGCTACGGTGTTCCGCCAGCCAAAGGCGGAGCTGTGGGCGATCTGGAATCCGCGCATTGATGGCAGCCCAGTCGATCAGCGATTCGTTAAGAAGCCGCCGGCCAATGCGTTGATCGTTGACATGCAATGGTGGGATAACCCATTCTTCCCGGAAGGTCTGGAGACGCTGCGCAAGCGCGAACAGGAGCGGCTGGACCCGGCGACCTATGCCCACGTCTGGGAGGGCGCCTACCTGACGAACAGCGATTCGCAGGTGTTGGCCGGCAAGGTCCGCGTGGCCGAGTTCCGCCCGTCCGAGGGCTGGGACGGCCCGTATCACGGACTAGACTACGGATTCGCGCAAGACCCGACGGCAGCTGTTAAGCTGTGGGTGCACGATTCGCGCCTTTGGGTTGAATACGAAGCCGGCCGGGTCGGGCTGGAAATCGACGAGACGCCGCGTTACCTGACCGAGCGCATCCCAGGCATTGAAAAGCACATCATTCGCGCCGATTCTGCCCGCCCGGAATCGACAAGCTACCTCAAGCGGCACGGCCTGCCGAACACGGTTAGCGTTGAGAAGTGGCCGGGCAGTGTTGAGGACGGCGTGGCGCACCTACGAAGCTATACTGAAATCGTCATTCACCCGCGATGTATCGAGACAATCCGCGAGGCGCGCCTTTGGTCATACAAGGTTGATAGACTGAGCGGTGACATTCTGCCTGTCTTGGTGGACGCGAATAACCATTTTTGGGACGCGGGGCGCTATGCCCTATCGCCACTGATCAAACGCCGCGACGCCGGGATGGCTGGGCTACACTTGCAAGGGCTATGACAATGAACACCATTGAAGCGCTCCATGTTGCCTGTCCACGCGCCTTGGAAATGGCGCGTCGGCTTGAGTTCGCCGTGCAGCAGTTGAAGGCAGGCCAGCCACGCCGGGTGATCATCCGGCTGGTCAAGGACCGCTATCAATGCTCTAGGATGACAGCCTGGCGCGTGGTGGACATGGCCAATGATGTGGCGGGGGAACTGCGATGACACCCGAACAGGAGCGCGCCGTCCTGCAGGCTACCGAGCTGGGGATCGAAAAGGAGCTTGAGGCCGCATACGAAAAGCTGGTCGCGCTGATCCGCGCCGGCACGCCGCCGCGCGATGCGGTGCAGCAGGTCATGGATGGATTCACGCCGAAGTATGCCGAGCTGCTGTCAGTCGCGTTCTCAGGCGTCATGGCGCAGGCGGTAGACAAGGAATCGGCCATGTCAATGCAGGTCGGCACCGTGCAGCTATCCCAAAAGCTCTATGCCCAGGCCGCGTATGTTTCGGAAGTCACGACCGGGATCGTTGATAGGCACGTCAAGGGCTTTCAGGACGCCCGCGCGCTGGCCCTGGAAC